AGTGATTTCAATCCGGAATGCGACATGTGGTTATGACTGGCGTAGAACAATCACTTCAGATTAGCTCAAAGCGCGCTGGCGGCGCCGCATACCTGGTATGGAGGAATTAACACTCATCGGTGACACACATGAAGCGAAGCGCCATGTCATCAACCACATACGGCAGGCAGGTCACCGCCTGGATCGCTTTCACCGTGCAGAGAAAATCATCTGCAGACGGTGAACAGATGGGGGCTTCACCCCCATAAAGCGTGGGAGTAGAATAAGACCGCTCAAGACACAAGAGAGTGTGTCGGTCGTAGGTCAAGTCCTTTGTCCCCGCTTGGACAGTCCAATTTGTCCAGGGCTTGTTCTCGTCCACCGTTAGCGGAGTGCGCTTGCACCCCTTCCGCAGCTGGAGAACCTGCCTGGCCATATCAGACAGTACTGGCACGTACGGCTGGGTGCGCACAATGGAATCAGCGACTCCAGTTGCCCACGCAGCGGCATCACCTTTGGACAGGTCAAGCATCCAGCCTAGCTTGAATGCCGCACGCCCGATGGTTCGCCCCCACAACCAGCGTCGACCCATGGGGGTGGGGACGTTGTAGGGGCGCATGCCCAAGTAGACCGCACTACCAATGTAATTGGTGCAGTCCAACTTGGTCACTAGACCAAATCGCTTGACATTGCGCTCCAACTCGCGCATTATCCGGACTCGGTCTGGCCAGAGATGTTTTGGGAGAAAGCCTAAAGTGTCATCCCCGGTGATGCTAATGCGGATATACGCAATGGCATACCGCAAATGCTCCAACTGGAGTTCCTCTAACTCCACGCCCGCAACGGCTGCTGCCACACACAGTCCCATTACTAGCCCGTTCAAAAGGGCGTTCATAAGGCTCGTGTCATCGCGGCCTGATGCGAGCATGATGGCTGCTCGGTACTTCATCTCACCCATTCTGCCTCTTGGGGCTCTCCAAGCTGCGATCAATCGCGCAAACTCCGGGTTCGTTAGCATCTCGGAGTAGTAACTCTCAACAAGACGCATACTCTCTGCGGAGTGTGTGCAATCAAACATGGAGTAGTCGCACCAGAAGGCGAAAACTTCCCCATCTTCACAGCCAAGGATACTGGAATCCAGCCAGCTTTGCAAGTTCTCTGGTGTGGTGGCACCATAGAATAGCCAATTGTCTGAACTCCAGTGCTTCTTCAAGCGCTCCAATTTGGGCTTTATGATCGGGCCAGCGACAATATGCGCTTTGTCTTTTGGAGCCATGATCATGCGAGCGATCGACTCAAGAAGTGGCTTTGCTTCACACCAGTTAAACTTCTCATAACTCGCCAGGAGTTCCTGTTTAACAAATGCGGAAAAAGTCAAGTCCTGTTCTCTCAGCCCGCCATAGTTGACGTACTCGGCGTACGCTCGCTCAAGCGCACGTTTGCGCCGAGATGGCATACTTGCTATCCAAGCGTCAACCGTCATCTGTGCCCCATCGAGGGCGCGCGAGTTCAGGAGGACGTCCTTGAAGGTGTCCATCACTGCCCACGCGGCTGGGGACGACGTGGGTTTCGCGAGAAAGGCACGCCCAATTAGCGCTTGCATTCTTGAGTATACGCCCTTCCGCGTTACCATGGGGTAACACCCCGACACACCAATTCCGGCGAGCACGCACTCGCGTTTTGGTCGCTCAAGACCGGTGTCTATCTTGGCGAGATCCTCTTTTTCCACCTCATACATGCGTCCAGCTTCGCGGGTTCGGGATTTCTTCGAATTCCGCAACCACGGCACCTCTGACCTGTGCATTGTGATCGCGCCTTTCGGAATATCAACCTTTGCCCACTTACTCGCTTTAGGTGGGAGGGTGGAGGAGTTCAAGTGTACCCGTCCGGGGCTTCCCTCGGCAACAGTGAGGTTCTGTTGAATCTGCAATCCCATCGTTGAGACGGAACCGCACTTCTTCAACTTATCATGACAACTATTGCAGACCCGGTGTCTCCACTTGTACTTGCCTTCGGGGGGTGACTTATGGCAGCTCGTGCACTGTTTGGGGTCACTCAGTGTCGGCGTGCTATAGCCCTTCTTCCCGAACTCTGACTCCAGAAGCCCCTTTTGGGACCTGAGCCCCAGGAGAGCATCCTTGGGGGTCAGTGACTGGTCATCAGCATTCTCGATGAACAGGGTGTGGAATGGCCCGCGCAAATCCTCACGCGCGTACTGGGCCACTTGGGCCCATTCCGCACGCTTGGCTCCAGCAAACCCTGTCAGAGACTTAGCTTTTAACTCCCTCCCCGGGAGATTTGTCGCGTGTTTGACGCTTGCTTTTGGTTGTCTGGCCAAACCGGCTGCAGACGCCCAAGCGCCGACCTCTTCACACGTCTCCCGGAGGAACCTAGGACAAGAGAAGAGTCCTTTTCGTGGCACATTATGCGCTGCCATGTCCATGCGGTAGTACGAGCATGTCCCGTGATCCCCAACGTAGGTCAAGGTGTGGGACATGTTGCCAAATTGCACGGATGCGATCCAGCCGGGATTGTACTGACCGTTGCACAACAGCACCGGGTTTAGTGGATCCGGTCCAACTCCACGAGAGACGTAATAATAACTTCTCCGGGTGAAATTGAACCGATCTAACACTACCGGGTGCAGCTCGGTCAGCCCAATACCTCCCTCGTACTTTGCATCCTCGTGCGCAACACAGCCTTCGGACACCAAGTCCCCACAAGCATAGGCGCGGGCTCTCAGCCGGCCGCTTTCGAGTGGGACGTGGTCCATTCCGCGTCGGTGTCCGGCCACGCTCCTACGAGCCATCCGCATGATCTCGTCCTCTGTGTAGTCGAAGTCCAACGTTGGTGCTATGTTGTGAGTTTTGATAAACTGCACGTGTCTATGCAAGTACCTTAGGTATTTGGCGGGCATCAAGTGCCCAGGGGGCCCGTCGCCTTCTTCCGGACCAGGTCCTGTCGCACGATCCTCTGTCGTGGCAACTTGTCCGCTGGGTCCGGGTTCATCTAACCAGATGATATCCTCTGGGGAATTAGGACTGTCCCCGCAGCCGATGGTCGGCGCTGTACTGGGTCCTGCACATCCAGAGCTTTCCTCTGGGGAATTAGGACTTTCCCCACAGCCGGTGACCGGCGCGGTACTGGGTCCTGCACATCCAGAGTCGACTGGGGCATCAGGTGCTGAAGCTGGTTCCGGTGCCACAGCGGCACTGGCGACATCGGCTTCAGGCTCCGGGGCCTCCACAGTCACTTCTTCCGGGCCTACCGTCATTAGGTCGGCGTACCCGGCGCGCTTCCGCATTTGCTGCAGGACTCTTCCTGCAGTCTTGCGGACAACGCCTGCGGCGCAAAAATGCGCCTTTAGACAATCAACGTCGTCAATGAAGACGATGGACTGCCTTACCCCCCCGTCCCGGTGGTTGGTGAGCATTGGGTGATATTCAAGCAATGTTCCACCTTTACACTTAAGACAGAAGAGATCAAGGCCCTGAAATTCGACTTTCCGGTCCCAGGCGTCCCAGGACGCCCAGGTCTCCCAGTTATTGAGAGCCTTGACCATCTGCGGAAGGCTGATCCCACCAGATCTGCCCTCCGCGTCGCGCTCCTCCAGCCCCTGCTCAACCAAGAACCAATAGAAGCGCTCAATGTGCTTCTCGGAACTGCAGGCTGAGGCAAAGGCCGCGAGCGCACAGGGGAGGTTTTCTCTTGTGTACCCCTGGGGGAGTTTCCCGCTGCGGATCATCTTATCCAACAACCAGGAAGCTCTCTCAGGGACAGCACTCCTACCACCCGCTGTGACGTCGTGGAATAGCGATCTTGCGACCGCCATCCCGCGGTCCAGTCCCCCATGCGGACTGAACCCACTCCTTCTGGCTGGCCCTCGGGAAGGACCAGCCTTGGAGCAAACCCCACCTCCATACGGTTTGGCTCCAGCTCCCCGTTTAATGTCTGGGGATGACGGTTTTGGGTTCTGCACCCTACGACACTTGCTTCCGCTGTCGTCACGAGAGGCCCAGGAATTACGCCCGGACATTGCTTTCATGAGT